ACTGAATACGCTTATCCTCAGTATCAGGCTTGAACTGTTCTTTAAGGTTGTTCCACTCTACCAGCATGTGGTTACGGAAGTGACGCGCCTTGTAGATATCTCTTGTCCCTGTACTTTTCCGATACAGGCGCTTCCCGCCGAACATGTGACGCATATAAGACGGGATGTAGATTTGAAACTGCCATACACCGTCCGGTGAAAGATAAAGATACTCCTGGCCCTTGATTGTCATGAGACTGATCCTCTAAAATCTCGCAATCAAGTATCAATAATAGTTACTATGTTGATTCGATGATCGTCGCGTTGCGGAAATTATGAAACAGAGTTTCGATTCCCTTCGCCCGCTCCAGTATCCTGATAAATCAATAAGTTATGATTTATAAGTTAGTTGCGTTGCCCCGCTTTAGCAAGTACAACTTAAATTTCCCATTGTTCTACGCCCGCACCTGTCGCGTTATTGATCTGTGGTGCAAGGGAGCACATCATCACGCTTGCGGTGGTTCCAGGTTCTTACCGCGACAGCACAAAACGAACAAAAAGCCGCATAACTGGCATAACTCCCGAACAGATTGATCACACGCATTTAAGCCCGATGTGTGGCCTGTGAGCCACGTAAACAGGTGAATAGTGGTAAACGTACCTGCACACGACATGCAGCTCTGCCAGCGCTTCGCTCACGCTCCGAAAGGTACACGAGCATCCTGATAAGGTGTGATCCCTCTGACAATCTGATTTGGTCACTGGTGGCTTTCGCAAAGCGAAACCAACCAGGTTGGCCTGATGATGCCGCTACGCTCCGCTTGTTGCTTGTAACACTAACGGGGCTTTATGGCTGCTATTGTCTAAAATTGCTAATAAAGACCTTAATACGGCTTATAGCTATCAACTTGAAAGACATCTCTTTTTGATTAGACTTGAGATAAATGACAGGGAATAAGTGAGATAATTATGGGAAGAACTGGGTCAACATGGGAAGAGACTGGATGGAATATGCAATAACCTTACAGTATGTGAAAATCAGACCGGCCCGAAAAAAAACAGAACTCGCACCAGCCTGATTGCAGATATTACTCCTTTTTCCCCGTATCGGTATCAGGTTCGCCATCAAACAGTTTGCCCTGCATCCGATCCAGTTCTTCTTTTCTGACCCGCTTCACCACGCTGTAAACCCACTGTAGTGAAACACCAAATTTGCGGGCCAGTTCGTGATGGTTGCGCCCGTCAAACTCCAGGAAGATTTCCCGGTCGCGCTGGCTGACCTTCCAGACCATCCCCATCGGGAAATAGACGTTTTGCCCGCCCCAGACCTGCATCATGCGGTTCGCGACGGCCTGACCTATCTGGTCGGCAACTGCGGGTTCGATATCAATAATCTCGCGGACGGTCTCAGAGGTGTGCTGTGCCAGTTCCACCAACAGTTCAGGCCCTTTACTACGAAACTGATTCAGGTCGCTCATTGCTTCACCCCCGCAGCTCTGCGCTGCCACTTCTTCAGTTTCTCAATAACGCTACTCGCCTGCTCATTGCTGAGCCAGCGTAACGCGCTGATGCCCGTTTCCCGTTTAACCCACAGCGCCAGCGCCTGCTCTGAACTGTCACGGACGACGCCTGCCGCAGCCATTTCAAGCCATAGCGCACGGATTTTCTTTGACTGCGGATGACTATCCAGCGGTAAGCCGGACGTGGCTTTTCCGGCAGGCTTAATGCGAAAGCCTTTCTTTTTCATGGATTCGAGCACGCGGTTTAGCTGCGGGGTATCCATCCCTTTGGTTGAGGCTTTGCCGGTCAGCCCCTGTAGCATCTGGCGGTAGGTGTCCTCATCCATCTGGAGATCGCTGCGGGCAATATGAATGAGTTGAATAAGACGCTGCTTAGTCATCATCGCCACTCCTTTTACCTGCGACACCGATATAGTCCACATATAAAGGAAGCGCGACAGGCCAGCACAGGAACATAACGGCCCAACTGATCCAGTATCCGGCACCGCTGTAACGTGAGTAAAACCCTGAACGGCGGTGCAGTTCAGCAGTACACCAACCTACGAGGCCATACCAGAACAAGGCACATACAATAGATTCAGCCATCATGATGAATTCCTCCCCAGTTAATATGAATATTGCGGGCTGTAGTAACCGGATCGTTATTCCACCATGCACCTGACATGTAATTTTTAACCTGCTCTCGCCCAGCAATAACGCCAATTTGAATGCCCGGTCTGACATTCTTAAAAAAAGGCACGGGCAAAAAGATATTTGGCAGATGTGCGGCAATGGCTCGGTGCTTTCTTCTTGCGTAACATCATCATTATTTGGTCTCCCGTTGCGGCGGTTCTTGACCATCTTCTTGTTCGGTGATTGCCTCAATCGGGTATTTAATGAATGTGCTTTTATCTTTATGACTTAACTCAACCTGACCTCCAATTTTGAATTCACTATTTAACACCCGTTTACCGCTGTAGATGTCGTTATGGTATGGCCCTGCTTTGATGATGATACCGTCCTGAACAATAAAATAGAGAAGATCCTGACCGTAATCAGCAAACTCAATAAGAACGCGCTTTTTATTCTTCTGCATAAGTCACCCCCAGACGTTCAGCAAGGCGTTCCAGCTTTTTCTGCTTATGAAAGTCGATCATCAGGCCCATCCCGTTGAGGCGGAACTGTTCAATCATGATTTCAACGTCAGCCAGTTCGCCAGCCAGATCAACTTCATTGCCCAGTCCGTTCATGTTGCGGGCAGCGGCAGCGGCCAGTTCGGCGGCTTCTTCCATCAGCTTCAGCGCCTGTGCTTCAGGGCCAAAGGTTTTGAGGGCCAGATTGTAGATTGTCGAACGGTTATATAATTTCATGCCTTTCATCTTATCTTCCCCAAATCAATGGCGTGATACGCCGATAACTTTCACGTGGCCGTCCTCAGTAATTTCCAGCTCGTACAGCGGCGGCATTTTTCTCAGGTGGTCACTGGTGGCGTGAAGAACGTAAATGCCTGATCCAGGCCATTTGTTGCTACGATGGCGTGCGAAGCCATGCTGATTAATTTGATTAATACCTGCCGGATATGGTTGGGATTTTCACAACCACATTCACTGATATATTCCGCGACAATTTCACGGGTCCGTTTTTCGGCTTCTTTTGCAGTAATCATTTCTTTGCCTCACAAGGGATGAACTCCATGGCCGGGACTTCGGTGTAGTAATGCTGGCTGCAGTGCGGGCATACCAGCGTGATGAGGACGGCTGGCACATGGTATTTGCCAGAGGTAATGACGCTGGCGTCGCTGAACTTCAGAGTGGTGATACATTTCTGACAGTTGGAACATTTGACGGACATGATTTATTCCTCAATGCTGTTTTCGGCGTGCAGAAGCCCACGGCGCTGACGCCGAAATAAAAAGAAAGTGAATTAAAATTAAATGGCAGCGATATCTAACGGAATATTAATTAGCTTCCCGTGTTTATCTTTCTCCCGGAAATTAATATAGGTTTTGGACATTGCCACCTGCAGTGATTCCGATATGGCCTCCATTGCCCGGTTCCAGCGCTCGTCCTGAATCTTGACGCGGCGCAGGGAAAGAATACGCCCGGTGTTAAGCTGGCCCTCTTTGTCCACCTGGAAAGCATCGCTGATGATGGCCCGCAGGTTGGCGTTTGCGCCTTCCGACCACTCGGTGACGCACTCGTCTATCAGTCTTTGGCAATCTGCAGTTCTGGCCCGAAGGTCAGGGTTTCCTGCACGCGGATGGTGATCTGCTGAGCACCGTCGAAGCTGCTGAAGGTCACGTTGCCTTTGGCACCGCCGCGCGTTCTGCCGTACTTCTCGGCCACAAGGTCAAGCCAGGCATAGCACTCGTCAAAGGCTCGACGCTTGAAGTCGCTGAGTTCGTCGTGTTTAACCTTCGCAGCGGCAACCTGTTCTTTAACGAAAGAATCCATCGCAAGGTCATAGTCAGACACCTGGTCAACCGGCACCAGACGGCCCTTACGGTCTTTCATGTAGTCTTCTTTATTTACTTCGCTCATTTCTGTTCACCTTATGGTTAATGTAATGACTCTGACCAGGTAATGCGGCAACCATGCAGTTCAAAGACGCCTGACGAAAGCGCCCTGAGCCGTCATGGCCAACATGGGTATAACTTGCCTTGCCCTGCTCCAGCAGGCGGGCACAGTGCCCGTTGCGGGCGATACGGATAACCGGCTTACTGCCAGCAATCATGACGCTCTGTAATGGCAGACTGCACCTTGCTCATCTGCTGGTTGATATCGGCGATGGATTTCATGGTTAAACCCCCTTGACGACGTCGGCGTTGACCTGCGGAACCCCGATTTCAGCAGCCAGATTCATGGCGGCTATCACCAGGTTACTGACGGCCAGCGGATACAGCAGGCTGACCATGCTTTTACGGTTGCTGCCCAGATTGCTCAGACGGGCACGGATGGCTTCCACAGCGCTGGCGTCCATGATGTCGGCCAGCTGCTTACCGGCGCGTTGCAGTTTGAACGCCAGAAATTCTTCCAGGCTGTTGTCCAGCGGCAGCAGTTCAACCACCTCGCAGCGCTGGACGACCTCACGGACTTCCATGTTGCGTTCGGACAGTTTGTCCGCCAGTTCAGGCTGGCCAATCAGCACGATGGACAGCAGTTTTTTTTAAAGCCTGATTCCAGCTCGAAGAAGCGTTTGAGGTGCTTCAGGGTCGGAATGGGCAGACTGTGGGCTTCCTCAATCACCAGAACGTGACTGAAGCCCGCCTGGCTGCTGTCCTTCAGGACGCGGTGCAACTGGCGGAAGCGGGCATCCTGGCTGCGCTTGATACTCTCCAGCGGCGCGATGGTGCTGATAATGGCCTCGGCGATAGCAGCCGCCTTCAGGGTTTTGCCCTTCACGTCGTTGTCTTCCATGGCGATGATGTATGGCTCGATGACAATCACCGGCGCGTTCTCGCGGTTGACGCGTTCAATCAGGTCGCGGCGCAGCGTGGATTTACCCGCGCCGGACTCGCCGATAACCGCCAGAAAGCCACCGTGGCGGGCGGTCTGGAACAGCGCCTCACGCACGTAACGGATATCCGGCGTGGTGAACACATCGTCCGCGCCCTGCATGGCCTCATCGGCGAACGGGTCACGGAAAAGGCCAAACGCTTTTTTTGGTTGCTGGAAATAACACCTGCTTTTTGAGTAACATGTTCTCTGCCTCGCTGAGGTTGGTTTTATCGGTAGTACCCGCTGTACGGGGCGTGGCTGCGCCCTGTACAGCATCAAAACTCTTCGCTGTATCAATCCCCTGACTTTCCAGCCAGGACGCCAGACGCTGGCGCACCTCTTCGGGCTGGTACGGGGCCACTCGTTATGGTTCACAATTTGGGCCAGCGTGGCCTCGGAAACAGCAACGGCTCTTGCCACCACCGCTTGCGGGATACGGGCCTCTTTCAATTGTTGCTTCAGTACCAGCATGTCTTCCTCCTCAGTTGCCGTTTACGATGCTGATAACGCTGTTGTGGGCCGGAGCGGTCAGGGTGACCATCACTTCATCCAGTGCGGCTTCCGGTACGCCTTCCGGGTACCGTGCCGTTAACTGGCGGTAACATTCCGGCGTCCAGGTATGGCCGTTCGCGCTGAACTTCTCGCGCAGGGCTTTCGCGGCCTCCACATGGGTCATAGGGCGCTGCTCAATACGCGGCCCGCGCACGTCTGAAGCCTGACCGCGCTTCGGCATATAGGCCGGAAGCGTGGTGTCGTCGATATGTTTATACGGGTCAAGTCGTCCGCCAAACGGCAGCGCCTTCGCCTTGCGTGCAGCTGCTGCATCGGCGGCGTTGTCGGTGCCGGTGACCAACTCTTCGATTTCTTTTGCCGCCGTCTGCGCCGGAGTCTCCGGCAGGGCTTTGTAGCTTTCGCCAAATACTGTCGCGCTTTCGGCAAAGCCAAACTCGTTCTTTCTGACCTCTTCGACCAGGAAGAACGTCTCATGGCCGTCTTCGCCGGTCAGCACTACCTGCGCAACATCGCTGCGCCACGGGTTACGGGTAATCATCAGTTTTTCACCGACCAGTACGCCCGGCACCGTCGAAACATCAAACTCAGCACCCCGGAACGAGACACGCAGTTTTGATGTGACCTTGCGGAGTTCAGGTGCGGCCACCGCCAGTTCACGGCAGACCTCAACGGATGGCGCTTTTTTTTCAGCTGGTCAGCGGTAATCTTCAGCCAGATATCCGTGCGGGTTTTACCGTGGCGGCTGTGAACAGCCGTGGCGTTAAAGTGGCTGCGCCATTTCACCGCCAGCGCGTTCAGCTCTTCCAGGCTGTGAACCGGCTGGAACTTGAGACCCGGCTCCAGCTTGCGTTCGATAATGTCACGCGCCTTTTCCACCTGCCCGGTGGCGCGGGCGTTATGTGGTTTATGCGCTATCAGGTTGATACCCAGTGAGCGGCACATGTTTTTCGTCATGCCAGCGGTGTTCGCCGAACCGGGGTCGAGGTAGAGTATTTTCGGCACGCCGTGCAGCACGTCAGCGCCACCACGCTCCTGCAGGGCGTTGATAAGAACAGAACAGAGGTTCTCACCGGATTCCGCGCCCATCACGTACTCAACGTAAATCCAGCCGCTGGTGTGGTCGGTAATCTCGTAACTCCACACGCGGTCACTGGCGATGCGTGCGATGTTGGCAGGCTTGTTCTTGTAGAACTTCGCGCTGTCCATCACCTGCAGCCTTTATGGCCGTTGCTCAGGTAGTAAAGCGTACAAAGTGAGGCATCAATCTCCCAGACGTGGTTGGGATGCAGGCTGGCCATCTCGGACGACGGGGCCGGTGCGTCAAGCTGTTCCGGGTGAAGGCCATAGTTACGCAGGGCGCGGCTGATGGTGTCCTCGGACAGCGGGAAAAACTCGCCTGTGGCCTCGTCCGTTCTGCCTGCGGTGATAAAGCCGTTTGAACGCAGGGTCTCCACCGCATCCGCGATGGAATACAGGCGCTTACCGTTCTTACGGGTGCCTCGCGCAGCGTGGCGGATATCAGCGCGGCTTCGTCGCGGCTCAGGGCGCTGCGCCCGGCATCGGCGCGTTTTTTTACGTTTGTCAGTCACTGATACCTCCTTCAGCTTGCGCAGCAGGGTGGCGCGGGACATGCCCAGTTCAGCGCAGGCGGCGTCGTATATCGCACCGCGCTTACCATGCCCCGCGTCACGTGCGCGCGGGCAACATAAACCAGTCGTTCAGTCAGGGCGGCACTCATCGGTTATGCCTCCTGCCCGTTAATCTGTGGCGTCGGGTCAGTCAGCCATGAAGGGGCGGCGTTACCTGTCGGCTCATCCGGCAGGTCAAACGTGGAGCGCAGGCTACGTGCGGTGCTTTCCAGCTGGTAGACCAGACCGGCCATAAAGTCTCTGGGGGTATCAATCATGTTTTCAGCGCAGTATGCGCACAGGGTCTCAAAGGCGCTGGACAGTCGAACCGCGATGGCAGATTCCGCCTCAACCGCTAACGCCGTCACTTCCGCCCGCAGCTTCTTCACTTCTTCATCAGGCTTGGGTGGCTGAATACGGGATTTCTTCTCCAGTTTGGTGGAGAGAGAGTCGATTTTTTTCGTTTTTGTCGGCCAGCACGCGCTGTTGTGCTGCGTTGGTTTCGCGAGCTTCACGAAGAGACTGGCGCAACTCACGTACCGACATGCGATCAACATCATCCAGCGTCAGGCCTGCCACTGTGCCGCCATCTGCTAATTGAGCCAGTTCTTCATCATCTTCCAGCATTAGTTCGTATAACTTTGAGCGCCCTAAAAGCGAAACGTTTTCGCTTTTGACTCCAGTTCTGGAGATAGAAATTTGAGTGCGGCCTGCGCCATTTTTTGCGCTATGCGAGGTTCAATGCCGAGATGCTCTCTGACAATCTCAACAAACTCGCCATGCGGCTCATTCTCTTTAAGGATAATCAGCCGCTTACCAGCCTCCAGCATGGCTTCAGCACTCTGAGCCATGTAAAAGCGTGTCTCGTGAACGATGCGGTCACGTTCATATGGCAGGCCATCACCAAACTGCTGCATGATTTCGATGCGATGCTCGGTCATGGCATTCAAACTGACACTAAGGCCATCGGCCAGCGGCGCATCTTCCACTAGTTCAACTGGTTGTAATTTTGTGCGTCCCATTTTTGTCCCTTAGCGGCTGCCAGCCATAACGCGCTGGTTAATTTCATTGATGCGATCCTGTGCTCGCGCCATCTCGTTGCTATGTGCCATAGCGATTTGTAAAAGCTGAACTCCCGGTGCGAAACGCCCGTTATCCAGCTTGAGTGCCAGTCCCTCTTCAATCAGGTATTTAGTGCCCGATTGATATTTGCTGGAGACTCACCCAATGCCGAGGCAAGTTCGCCATTGGAGACACCATTCAGGGCGTGACCACGCAACGCTTTTAAAACACGCAGAATGCGGGAGCCAGAACTGGAGGTATTTGCCTTACTCATGTCACATTCCCCTTTTTGCGATATGTGATAACCTGTTACATATATTTGAACTACATCAGGCAGCCTGCGCTGATGGCTTGAGTCCCAGTTTCACGGCAATCTCATGAGCCTGTCCGTATTTAGCTTTTGTTATACCGTTTAGGACTCGATACACAGCTTCACGGGAGTATCCGTTCTCCTCAGCCCACTGGGTAACAGTGATGCCGTGTTGCTGGAAGCGAGTTTTAACTTGTGCGGGTGTCATTTTGCGGCCTCCGGTTATGCAATGATGTTTGTATGATTCGTGGTAAATTATTGTCCCAAAAATGGGACTTGTAAAGGTTTTTGGTGACAAAAATGTCTCTTGGCAAAAGATTAAGAGAAGAGCGTGAAAGGCTGGGGTTTAGTCAGTCCGATTTTGCTGAATTAGTCGGTGCTTCGCGAAAGTCCCAGCTCCGTTGGGAAAAAGATGAATCTGCGCCCGGTGCGGATGTGCTTAGTATTTGGGCGAGTAAAGGGCTTGATGTTTTGTATTTGATCACTGGACAGCAACAAAGCGGACATCTTGTGCATAATGAAAAATCGGAGATTGATGAAGATTTGCTAGGCAAAATAGTCAACAAGCTAGACTTGCTAGCCAAGCGTGCGAACCGACGCTGGACTACAGGAGAGTTAGTACTTCAATCATCAAGAATATATAATTTCTTGATAAAGGATGAAGTTGTTGATGAGCAGAAAATCGATAATGTTTTGAAACTTGTCGTAAATCATTAATAAAGGGACAGTTATGGGCCAAAGAGAAGAAGAGCTGCGGATGTTATCAGACCAGGTTCTTGATAGTCTTAAAGGGCTACCTCAAGATGGTCAGGAACGTCAGGTTACAATTAGTGTTGGTGGTGATAATCATGGCTCAATACATGTTGGTTCTGTTGTCAACATTACCTCGGCACCACCTCGTAAGCGTGAACTCCACGAAATGGAAAGCCGTGAATTAGCTGGTATCAGAAGAGATTTGCTGAGCAAAAGTAAAGATGCGAAATGGCGTTGCTACTTCAATGTCCCTGTAATTCTGCTCTTTGGTTTAATGTTTTTAGCATTTGGCTTTGCACTGTGGAATATATACTTACTATACAATTACGGGGCGAAAGCAAGCCTTTTAGTTCTAGATGAGAAAACGTTTTTCATGTACCTATCGTGGGCTTTAGCCGTTACCTTCAGTGGTAAGAGAATGGATAAGATTCGAAGGGTGGAAAACAGAATAATTCAAGAAAATCAGTCAACTATTGACGCCATAGATGTAATTTTAAGACGGCGATCATTTTAAGAACATTGTTTGGGGATTATTGTATGAACCGTAGTTTGTTATTGCTGTTAGTTGCTGCTTTAGTTGGATGTGGTGAGCCTACTGATAAACCAGAAGAAAACCAACTGCAAAAATTTACCGTGTCGACTGATAACGAAACTGTGAATAGGTTGCTTCCTTCTATTAGAACTGCATTGCCTGGCCTTGATAAATATGCAGTCCAGTTTAGGGATGTATCTGTGGAGCAAAATTATTGGCTCACTATCAAATTTCATGTCCCAGACGATGCGAAAATACCTAATGATTACATGACATTCGGGCATAACTGTTTTATTGAAATTAATAAAGAAGGAACAGCGGTAAAAATACCCAAAGCACCTTGTAAGGCGCTGATGCTAGATCAGAATGCTGATAATGTTGATAGTGAACAATGGTTTGAACTCTCAACCACCAAGAAACCAGATGGAACTGTCCAGTAAGATGACGTAATAAGGGGCGGAGTTACCCGCCCTTAGCTTTAAAAGTTACAAATCACTAATTCTTTTCGTGGTGTTGCCTTGCCCGAGACTTTCAGGTTGTAGCTGATATCGACTGTCTGAATGTTTAGTCCGTTAAACGCCTGCCGCATTTCCGGGATATCGTTCACCGATATAATCATTTTCCCTTTGATGCTCCGCGCCAGCTCAGCCATGTGGATATAGTTACTCATCGGAAAATCAACACCATAGCCTTCTGTTCCCCAGTACGGTGGGTCGCAGTAGAAAAGCGTATGCGGGCGATCATATCGCTCTATGCACTGGTGCCAGTCCAGATGCTCTATCAGCGTTCTCGACAGGCGCAGGTGTGCCATCGACAGTTCTTCTTCGATGCGCAGTAGGTTGAAGCGCGGCGCACTGGTTGTAGAGGTTCCGAAAGTGTGATCGGCGACCTTACCGCCAAACGCCTGTTTCTGCAGGTAGTAGAACCGGGCCGCCCGCTGTATGTCGGTGAGTGTCTCCTCCGGCGTATCCTGCAGCCATTTGTAAATCTGACGGCTGACCAGTGCCCATTTGAACTGGCGGACAAACTCTTCCAGGTGATGTTTTACCACCCGATACAGATTCACCAGTTCACCATTGATATCGTTAATGACTTCGATCTTGCTGGGTGTCTTAAGAAAATAAAGCGCAGCTGCTCCGCAGAATGGCTCCACATAGCAGGTATGGGCCGGAAATAACGGTAAAATATGCTTCGCCAGACGACGTTTTCCGCCAATCCAGGGAACGATGGGCAAAGATTGTTCTTTCATTATCCGTAAGCCTTTTGCAATCAGTGAAAATATGGCAGGCTAGTCTGGTCTCGCGAGACTGACTGAACCCTGGTCGGCTCACAGCGCATACCTGTGGTTGATGACCAGTCCGGTATTCGAGCACCGGGCTGGTCGTTCTTTCACTGCCAGGATGCGGTTTATGGATAACTGTTTTCTATTAACGCAATTTACTGGATGTGTAACCTACGTGCAGTGTTTGTTCGATAAGGATTGTTTTCTGAATGGGAACGTATTACACACTTGATTCCGCTAATCGTCTGCCTTCGCCTTGCCATGTAATTACCGGAAAATACGAACCTGAAGTGCCGGAGCTGGCCGCTTTCCTTCATCAGATGTATCCGGATGGTCTTTCCAAGCACGGTCATAACTATCTCTATAACCCCGGCCCTAAAATGGAAGATGACGGCGGAGTCAGCAGAAGCCTGCTGGTCGGTCTGGTGTTTGAGTTAGTTCGCCGTAGCCATTTTCCTGACAAACCCTCCCGCTATCAGTCACTGTTTGCCTGTCAGCATCTGAGTGAAGTCAGGAAGTTCCGGGGATTACTGGCCGATGAAAGAGGCGAAGAGGAAATCAGAACGGCACCGATATATGAAGTCATCACAGATGAGCCGGTGCATCGCGGAGATATGAGGTTATTGAACAGTGATTGCCCGGTGCTGGAACTGTATCACCGGGCCTGGCTTTACTGGTCGGGAGAAGCGGCTCCGGTTAAGACTGGTGAGGAAGAACCGTTCTGGGAACTGCTGATTCCGCTTCCAGTATTCGTTGGTCGCAGGATAACTGAGTAGCAGGATTAGGCGCGGCTTTAAATCGTGATGTCGCCGCCACATTGCCAATCATCATGACGTTGTTTTCTCCGCTGGCGAAATGACTTCTTCTCTCTTCAAGTGCAACCAGCGCGTTTTTCAGTTCTGCAATCGCTTCGGTTGGGCAACATGCATCCACGCTTAGCGTGTAAGTTTTATTTTTCTCTCCGGTTCTGATCCCAAAGAGGAACCTTTTTTTAAAACCGGGCTGTTTCGGTTCAGTCATCGTGCTTGCCTCCCCTGTGTTTTGTGTGCCACCATTCTGGCCGCTTCCCTCTGCGAACACTTATAACGCGCTTTAAAATCCGTATCCCGCCACATTTGTGATGCTGTCTCCCACACAACAAGGAGACACCCATGAAAAACCTGAAAAAAATTCATTCCCCCTGTTAAAAAGCCCCGTCTCAGCGGCTGGCTGCTGACCTCTGTGCTGTTGCTCGGCACCATCGGTCTGGTCTCGCCCCAGCAGCTGCCGGTGGTTGTCTACAAGCTGTCGCTCATCACGCTGGCGGCTGTGCTGGGCTACTGGCTTGACCGTTCGCTTTTCCCCAAAGCCCGCCCCGGTCAGTATCTGAAGCACGATGACAGGCTGATGGCTGATGGTCGCTTCCCCGTCCAGACTGGCCTTCACCTGGTCTTTTCCGCTGCGCTAATCCGTCGTGCGCTGATTGTTGCCGCAGTCTGTCTGGCCGTAGCGATGGGACTGTAACCATGAACTGGCCTCAAATCACTCTCATCATCCTGCTTGCCTTTGGTCTGGGCGTAACCGCCATCAAGCATGGCGAGCTACGCAATGATAAATACAGCTTCTGGTGGCAGCTCGCTGGTAACCTGGTTATTTCCTGGCTGCTCTGGTGTGGCGGTTTCTTTAGTCAAGCCCGCGCAGCTCAGCCGCCACAGGCTGCTCTGCAGTATCGCGACGATGTGATCCGTAATGCCCGGCTTGAATGGGGAATGTCAGCGCCGGTGGCCGACTTCGCCGCACAGCTGCATCAGGAAAGCGGCTGGCGACCTGATGCGGTCTCGCCGGTTGGCGCTCAGGGGCTGGCGCAGTTTATGCCCGCTACCGCTGACTGGATAAGTCAGCTGATGCCGGGGCTGAACAGCCGTGAGCCGTTTAATCCGGCATGGGCCATCCGGGCGCTGGTCAGCTATGACCGCTGGCTGTGGCAGCGTGTCAGCGCCGCCAACGGCTGCGAACGTATGGCCATGACGCTGTCCGGCTATAACGGCGGTCTGGGCTGGGTACAGCGGGACAAACGGCTGGCCTCACAGCAGGGGCTGGACAGCGCCCGCTGGTTTGGCCATGTCGCCACGGTGAATGCCGGACGTAGCGCCGCCAACTGGCGGGAGAACCGCCACTATCCGCAGCGCATCCTGCGGGAGCTGGCTCCGCGCTATCTCACATGGGGAGGCAGCAGCTGTGTGGAACCAGGTTAAAAAAAATTACCGTGGCGCGGCATGGTGCTGATGCTTGTTCTGGTGGCTGTTCTTTATGGACTGAACCGCTGGGGCTATCACGACGGTGCTGAGGACGCAAAACGTGACGGTGACGCAGCGCTCAGTCGGCTGCAGTCAGCGTTTGATACCTACAAAACCGAACAGACAACGCTTGAGAACGCAGCGCTGCGGGCCTGGGCAAAGCGTTATCAGGAACAGGTTGTCGCCGGGCATCAGGCCGAGACCAGTTACCTTGAGCAGATTGCTCAGCTTGAGAGCCAGAACAAACAACTACAGGGGCAAATTAACGATGTCACACAGCGCTGGATTGATGAAAAAGGTAAGAGCCATCCCATTGAGTGCGTGTTTACTCGCGGTTTCGTGCGCCAGTACAACGCCGCGCTCGGATATGACAACGCATCCGTCGACACCGGTCATTCAGACGCAACTGCCGCCGCTGGCACCGGCACTCGCGCAGCGTCCGGGCAACCTGCAGCCGCTGACGCCTGGCTACGCGACTCAGGTGTCTCCCAGCGTGACGTCCTCGCCAACATCATCGACAACGCGAAGCAGTGTCGCATCTGGCGCGGCCAGATAAACGGGCTGCTGGACGAACGGGAAGGATTACAGAAATGACGTTGCAGGTTGAATTCTGGACGGTGGTGGGCTTTCTCATCACCTTCATGAGCTTTGTCGGCGGTATGGCCAAGTGGCTGTTCAGTAAAGCGGAGGAGCGTCAGGCGGCGCGGTTCGCCTCCCTTGAGCAGTCGCTGCAACAGTCCGCCTCCAACTGGGGAGAGCTGGAAAAAGAATTTATGCGGTTTAAGGCGGATTTACCGCTGAACTACGTCCGCCGCGAGGATTACATCCGTGGCCAGACGGTCATCGAGGCCAAGCTGGACGCACTCTACAACAAACTGGAAGTGGTACAGCAGTACCGTCATACAGGAGGTCACCATGGTTGATATCGCCCGCGTGCGCCGGGAATCCCTGCGCTGGAGTCTGCTGGTTGCTCTGAACAAAACCCGCCCGTATACCGCCAGCGAGACGCTGCTGCTGGATGTATCCCGCGCCATCTACCCGGACACCACGCCGCTGGAGCTGCGCCGAGAGCTGGATTATCTGGCCGACCGCAAGATGGTAGATCTGGAGAAAAAAACCCTCCGGCGACTGGTTTGCCGACCTGACCCGCCTCGGCGTCGACCTGGTGGAATACACCGTGGAATGCGGCCCCGGCATCGCCCGCCCGGAAAAGTACTGGAGTGAATAATGGCCAGACGCAGCACGATAGAAAAGCTGCCGGAAGATGTGCGTCGCTGGCTTGAGCGGGCGCTGACTGAATCCGGCTTCAGCGGGTATAACGAGCTGGAGTCCCTGCTGCGTGAGCAGGGTTACGTCATCAGCAAATCGGCTATCCATCGCTATGGCCAGAAGATTGAGCGCCGCTATGGCGCTATCCGTGCGGCGACAGAAGCGGCCCGCATGCTGACCGAGGGAGCTGCTGACGATCAGGATGCGCGTTCGGAGGCGGTGATCGCCTGATTCAGACCGAGCTGTTCGAGAGTATTGTCCAACTGCAGGAAGCGGAAGAAGGCGAAGTCGACCCCAAAGAGCGCGTGGCGCTGCTGTCGAAGGTGGCGAAGAACGTGGCCACGCTGTCCCGCGCGTCCGTCAACCTCAAGAAGTTCCAGTCCGAAGTCCGGGCCAGAGCGCAGCAGGCAGCCAGCAACGCCGAGAAAATTGCCCGTAAGGGTGGACTGTCAACCGATGCAGTACAGGCGCTGCGCCGTGAAATTCTGGGGATTGCCACATGAGCCAGCTTGCTCCCGTTTTGCCTGATACCTCGGCGCTGGATATCCCCGCCGTTCTGATGCCTTACCAGCAGCGCTGGGTGGCTGATACGTCGCCGCTCAAGGTGATTGAGAAGAGCCGCCGTACCGGTATCACCTGGGCTGAAGCGTCCGATGATGTGCTGACCGCAGCCTCTTCAGCACCTGCGGGCGGGATGAACGTGTATTACATCGCCTATAACCAGGACATGACCGTCGAATATATCCAGGCGTGTGCGATGTGGGCGCGGGCATTCAACTATGCCGCCAGCGAAATCGAAGAGGGTTTCTGGGAAGAAGACGAAGACGACAAGCACATCAAGACCTACACCATCAAGTTTCCCGACTCCGGCTTCCGCGTTGTCGCGCTCTCCAGTCGTCCGTCTAACCTGCGTGGCCGTCAGGGCATCATCGTTATCGATGAAGCGGCGTTCCATGAGCAACTGGATGAACTGCTGAAGGCGGCGCTGGCGATGCTTATCTGGGGCGGTAAAGTGCGCGTTATCTCCACCCATGACGGTGACGATAATCCGTTCAATACGCTTATCGGTGATATCCGGGCCGGGCGTCAGGGGGGCAGCGTACACCGCATTACTTTCCAGGAGGCTGTGTCGGAGGGATTGTTCCACCGCGTCTGCCTGCGTACCGGGAAAGAATGGTCGCAAGCGTCCGAGCAGGCGTGGATGGCATCGGTGTACAAATTCTACGGTGCCGGTGCATCGGAGGAGCTTGACTGTGTCCCGGCCAACGGAGGCGGCGCCTGGCTGTCCCGCGCCTGATTGAGTCCCGTATGTCGGCAGGCACGCCAGTGTTGCGCCTGACCTGCCCGGAGGCTACGAACTGAAGCCCGATGACGTCCGCTGGAGCGAGACGCAGGACTGGCTGGATGAGAATCTGAAGCCCCTGCTGGAGGCGCTTCCCGCCGATGCCCGCTCGTTTTTAGGGCGTGACTTTGGCCGCAGCGGTGACCTGTCGGTGGACTATCCCCTGTTGCAGGAGAAGAACCTGGTACGCCGCGTGCCGTTCGTGCTGGAGCTGCGCAACGTGCCGTTCAAACAGCAGGAGCAAATCGCGTGGTATCTGATGGACGGCCTGCCAAACCTGATGGGCGCGGCGCTCGATGCCCGTGGTAACGGCTCTTACCTCGCCGAATACGCCATGCAGCGCTACGGCTCCAGCCGGGTTAAGCAGGTCATGCCTACTGAAAACTGGTATCGCGAGCATATGCCGCCGGTCAAGGCTGCGCTGGAAGATGGCAACCTGGTGGATTTACCGAAGGACGAAGACACGCTGGACGACCTGCGGGCCGTTCAGGTGGTAAACGGCGTTCCCCGCGTGCCGGAACAGCGCTCAAAAGCGAAGTCTGACAGTGGCAAACGTCACGGGGATTCAGCCATCGCGCTGGCGCTGGCGTACTTCGCCAGCCGTGAAATTAACAAAGGGCCGGTGAAGGCAAGCTCACGCCGTCGTCGTCAGGCGGCCCGTATGCTGGAGGATTACTGATGGCCCGTGGACTCTGGGTTTCACCCAATGAGTTTGTCTCTTTTGCCGAACCCAATAAAACGCTGACGGAGCAGATCGCCTCGCGCAGCCGCTCCATCGACTTCTTCGGGCTGGGAATGTACCTGCCTAACCCAGACCCCATTCTGAAATCTCAGGGCCGGGATATCCGCATCTATCGTGAACTGCGTACCGACCCGCTGGTTGGTGGGTGCATCCGCAGGCGTAAGGCGGCGGTCAAGTCGCTGGAGCGTGGTCTTGAGCGCGGTCATGCCCCGGCGCGGGTATTCAGCTTCATCCGGGATATGCTCGACGATCTGGATTTGTCCCGCATCATCGGCGAGATGACCGACGCCGTTCTCTACGGGTATCAGCTGTGAGGTCATGTGGGGGCGTTCTGTTAAATCCTGGGGCATCGCCGATATCGTGGGTAAGCCGCCAGAGTGGTTCCAGTTCGACAATGACAACCTGCTGCGCTTTCGGGCAAAAGACGCCGGGCTGGAAGGCGAGCCGGTACCGCTGAACAAGTTCGTGGTACCGCGTCAGGACGCGACCTACGATAACCCGTATGGCTTCCCTGACCTGTCGATGTGCTTCTGGCCCGTGACCTTCAAAAAAGGTGGCATGAAGTTCTGGGTGCGCTTTGCCGAGAAATACGGCTCACCGTGGGTTATCGGCAAGCATCCGCGCGGTACCGCTCAGGGTGAGATTGACCTGCTGCTGGATTCCATGGAGGCAATGGTGGAAGACGCGGTGGCCGCTATCCCTGACGATTCCTCTATCGAAATCAAGGAGGCCGCAGGCAAGGCCGACAGCAGCGATATTTATCAGAACCTGATAACGCTTGCCCGCAGTGAAATCTCCATCGCCCTGCTGGGGCAGAACCAGACCACCGAGGCCAACAGTAACCGCGCCTCCGCGCAGGCCGGACTGGAGGTCACCGATGATATCCGTGACGCTGACGCTGATATCGTAGAAAGCGCGGTGAATCAGGCCATCAGGATGGCGGTATCAATGAACTTTGGCGATGTGGCCAGCCCCGTCTGGAAGATGTGGGAACAGGGAACGGTCGACGATACTCAGGCAACCCGCGACGAGAAACTCAGCCGCGCCGGTGTGGTCTTCACCCCGCAATACTTCAAGCGTGAGTACCAGTTGCAGGACGGCGATATTGACGAGACACCACCGTCAGAGCGCCAGAAGAACACGCTGCCGCTGTCGTTCGCCGAGGCCATAGATGCTGATATTCAGGCCCAGCAGGACCTCGATGATGCGCTGGATATTCTGATGAACGGTGGTAACTTAAACGGCGTACTTGCGCCGGTGCTGGAGCCGCTCTTTCACCAGGTGAAAGACGGCGTTAACCCGTCTGAGCTGTTGGGGGCGCTGGCTGAACTGTACCCGCAGATGAATGCGGATGACCTGCAGGAACGGCTGGCCCGTATCATGTTTGTTGCAACTGTCTGGGGGCGTCTGCATGAGCGTGACAACGGCTGAACTGGCGTACTGCATGACGCTGCCCCCAAAACGGGCTGTCAGCTACCTGAAGTCCAAAGGGTATAGCTTCACGTGGGACTGGGAGGAGATGTGGCAGGATGCCCATGCCCGCGCCTTTACCGTCGCCAAAGTGACCCGCCTTGATATCCTGGAAGATATCAGGAGCGCCCTGCAGCAGGCACTGGATGAGGGCAAGACTGACCGCTGGTTCCGCCAGCAGCTGGAGCCGGAGCTGCAGCGCAAGGGATGGTGGGGGCCACGTGACACCACCGACCCGGTAACGGGCGAGCCGGTCACCATCCAGCAGGGCAGCCCGTGGCGGCTCGACACCATCTTTCGCACCAATATGTCCGTACTCTACAGCGCCGGTCGCTGGGCGGAGCAGATGGAGAACGTCGACGACAGGCCGTACTGGATGTATACCGGCATCAACGACAGCCATACCCGCAAGAGCCATCTGGCGCTGCATGGTCTGGTGCTGCGCTATGATGACCCGTTCTGGCAGGCGTTCTACCCGCCGAACGGCTGGCGCTGCCGCTGTGGCGTCATTGCCCTGAGCGCGGCGGATGTGCGTGCCCGTGGCCTGAAGGTGTCAGATTCTGGCTCAGCCATGGGCTGGGAGCTGAAGCTGGTCTCAGAGAAAACAGGCGAGATGCAGAACGTCGCCACCTTCAATACCGGTACCACGAAAGTGGCCACCGACGTCGGCTGGTCTTACGCGCCGGGGGCTGCATACCGTCCCGACCTTGCCCGCTATCAGGGTACGCTTCAGCCGCTGGCACAGCAGGAACTGAGAGGATAACGATGGCTTCCGATAACCTGGTCAATATCACCATTAACGATGAATCCCTGCGCCGGAGCCTCCGTGCGCTGGACCTGGCTGCCACAGACCTGGAACCCGCGATGCGCAAAATCGCCGGAACCTGCTGGCGGAGACGCAGTTTAACTTTCTCGATGAGGGCGTCCGGGGTGGACTCCCTCGCTGGCAGCAGAAGAGCGCGACGGACAAACACTGCAGGACACCGGGCGTCTGATGGGGTCAGTATCAACCGACCATGATGACCGGCAGGCAGCGGTTGGCACTAATGTCGTTTATGGGCCGATTCACCAGTTCGGTGGTAAAACGGGGCGTAATGAGTCCGTTGAACTTCCGGCCCGTCCGTTCCTGCCGCTGACAGGGGACGGTGAGCTGCAGCCTGAAGTGGTTGTCCCCATCCTCGATACGATTGTCCGCCATCTTGAAGCAGCGGCCCGTCGCTGAGTTTTGTCTCTACAGGCGGGTGATTTATCATTGCCAGCCGCTGAGGGGCTGTATTACCTTTATAAAGGCTTTACAGCCCCCGCTTTGCACCACTATTTGCCCGCAGCGTGAAATTCCCCGTACCGATACCCCCGATTTTTTCTAAAGCAGATTAAAAGCGCTGCTGATGCTTTTTCCACAGACTGTCCCCGACAACGTAACGCGGGACAGCAAAATGCCAGCCATTCACATTTTTAAAGCCGGTACTCATACCGATATGCACGGCACGAAATTGCCGTTCACGCAAAGCGATCTTGCCGCCTGCGTGAAAGCCTATGACCCGTCCGTCCATGAAGCGCCTCTCGTTATTGGCCACCCCAAAACGGAAGACCCGGCGTGGGGCTGGGTGAAATCCCTGTCGCTTAACGGCGGCGATCTGCTCGCTGAGCCTGACCAGCTCGACCCGCAGTTTGCCGAACTGGTGGGCAACGGACGCTTCAAAAAGGTCTCCGCCTCGTTCTATCTCCCTGACTCACCGAACAACCCGAAGCCCGGCACGCTTTACCTGCGTCATGTCGGCTTTCTGGGGGCGCAGCCACCTTCCATTAAGGGGCTGAAGCAGGTTTCGTTTGGTGAGAAAGAAGAAGGCGTCGTGGAGTTTGCCGACTGGAGTGATATCACCAATGCCTCTTTATGGGGCCGTCTGCGCGATTTTCTGATCGCCCAGTTCGGGCTGGACGAGACCGACAAGGTGCTTCCTTCATGGCAGGTTGACTCCCTGCGCGAAGAGGCTTACCGCGACACCGGGAAGTCTGAACCGGACTTCAGTGAACACAATCCCAACCCTCAACAAGAGAACAGCACCATGACTGAAGAAGAAATCAAAGCGCTTCAGGCGGAAAACACACGTCTGAAAGCAGAAGCCACCCAGCGGGCAGAACAGGAAGCGAAGAGCAAGCAGGACAAACTGCACGCGGACAACGTCTCCTTTGCCGAGAAGTTGGTCGGCGCGGGTCGCCTGACCCCGGCAGCAAAACCGGTTGTTGTTGCCATTCTTGATGCGGTAGCCGGTGGCGATAAGCCTGTCGAGTTCGCCGAGGGCGATACCCGCACCCCGCTGGCCACGGCGTTTAAGACGCTGCTGGATGGCACTGCCCCGGTACTGAATTTCAGTGAACACGCGACCAAAGACCGCGTGAGCACGGATATCAAAACGACGTCAGCGGAGTTCGCTGAAGCCGACCCGGAACGTCTGGCGCTGCATCAGAAAGCGCTGGAACTGTCGAAAAAAGAAGGCATCAGCTACGACGCTGCTGTCTCCCGCTGCCTGTAATTAAGGAGAGAACATGTCTGACTATTTAAAGGGTAAGCGCGTCGTTGACCCGGTGCTGACCAGCATCGCTCGCGGTTATAAAAATGCCGTGTTCATCGGTGAGCGCATTTTCCCCATTGTTCTTACCGATAAGGAAGGTGTGACCGTGCCGACCTTCGGTAAATCCGCTTTTGTGGAGTATGACACCGAGCGTGCCGTGGGGGCTGACAGTAACGTTCTGGTGCGTGAGAAAACCGGCAAACTGGATCTGGTACTCAACGAGCACGATCTGGCCGCACCGGTGGACTATCGCGAGCAGGCGGAGTCGATGTTCAACGAAGAAGCCAAAGCCATTCGCCGTGTGACGAGCGGCGTCAACCTGAAACGCGAACTGTATGCGGCCCGTCTGGCTCAGGACAAAAACGTCTATCGCGCAGCTAACGTCAAAGCGCTGGCCGCTGCCGACCGCTGGGGCGGTGGCAAGGGTGACCCGATTGGCATCATTGAAGGCGGCATTGAAGCGGTGCGTAATGCCACCGGTCTGCGTCCAAACCTGATGACCATGGGGGCCAGCGTGATGTCGCTGCTGAAGTTCCACCCGGCGATTCAGGCCGCGATTGGTGCTAACGAGCGCAAGCGTATCACCATCGAAATTCTGAAAGACCTTTTCCAGCTGGAAGATGTGGTGATCGGCGAGCCAGTCTCCATGGCCTCCATGAAAGACGCGCAGAACAAGGACAAAGTCCCGACCGATATCTGGGGCGACAACCTGATGCTGCATTACGTCGGCAAACCCCAGCCAGGCACCGACAGCGCCGACGAAAACGAACCGTCCTTCGGTTACACCCTGCGCCGTAAAGGGATGCCGGTGGCGGATAAATACGACGGCGTCGGCGGCAAAGTGAAGTACTGCCGTTATACCGATATCTACAAAGTCGCCGTGGTCGGTGGCGATGCCGGGTATCTCGTCACCAACATCGTGAAATAAGGAGACGGTCATGGGTACAACTCAACAGGTCATTCTGACCACCACCGTGACGGCCAGCGCGGCGCTGACGCAACAGCGCTTTGTCGGTGCCGATAATGGCCCCTGTCAGGCCGGAGCCGTCGCGCTTGGCGTGGCAGAGGTGGATGCCGCTGCCGGTGATGTAACGCCGGTCAACGTACTGGGTATTGTTGCAGTCGAGGCTGGTGCTGCGATTGCTAAAGCAGAATGTCCAGTCGGATGAGAATGCCTGCGCCGTTCCCCAGACAGCCGCATCAGGCGAGACCCCGGCGGGTATTTCTGCCGGGATTGCGCTGGATGAGGCTCTGGCCGAAGGCGACGTTATCCGCATCCTGCGCGGGGTGTGATATGTACTGCACCCTCGCGGATTTGCTTGAACAGGTTCCTGAGCGGACGCTAATTCAGCTCACCAATGAGGAGCTGGACTTCGATTCGCCCGCGACGGTGAAAACTGAGGTGGTGGACAGCTGTATTCGCTATGCCGATGAGCTGATTGATGCCCATCTGCGCGGACGCTATACCCTGCCGCTGGCGGAGATACCGACCGTTCTGCGCGACATTGCCATCACGCTGGTGCGTTACCGGCTCTACACCCGCCGCCCGGAAGGCGCAGTCCCGGATACCGTGAAGGATGACCACAAAGAGGCCCGGCGTCAGCTTGAGGCCATCCGCGACGGAAAACTCACGCTGGGGCTGCAGTCGACTCAGAAAGACGTGCCTGAGTCCGGTGAAATCCGGGCACGGGCACGCCGCCCCACCTTTGGCGGGCGCGACGGCTTACTGGAGAAATACTGATGAACGTTCTGCCGTCCTCGATGCAGTACTGACCCGGTTACGGGAGAAGCTGCCGCAGCTGCAGGTGGAGTACTTCCCGGAGAAACCGGCTGAATATCGCCTGAATCATCCGGTTGGGGCGCTGCTGGTGAGCTATGCCGGGTCGCGCTTCGATAAGCCGAATGATATCGGTGCGGTACTCCAGCCTCAGACTATCCAGCTCTGCGTCACGGTGGTCTTCCGCCAGCTCAACGGTAAAAGAGGCGCGATTGATGTTCTGGATGCAGTCCGTCGCATCCTCGGTGGCTACACCCCGCCGAACTGCCGCCGTCGCATCTGGCTGACCCGCGAGGTATTTATCGGTGAGGTCAAGGGGCTGTGGCAGTACGCCCTCGACTTTGCCACTGAAAGTGTCTTTATCGAAGACAGCGATTTACCGTCCGGCCCGCTGTTAACCGAAGTGAACTATGAGGAAAGCGAGTGATGAAAGAATACCGCTATTCCGGCCCGGCCAGCGGCGTCACGCTGTCGGACGGAACCGAAATCCTGCTCTGGCCGGGGAAAAATGTTTCCCTGCCGGAGGAGCATGACTATGTGAAGGTACTGGTGGCGCTGAAGCATCTGACACCGGTATCTGAAGAGACTAAACCCGCCAGCACACCGGTTGTGCAGTCACCAAAGCGCAGGAACGTCGGCGACAACGATGTGAAAACGGAGGACTCCCATGGCAGCTAACTATCTGCATGGCGTCGAAACCATTGAGGTGGAAAACGGTGCCCGCCCGGTAAAAACAGTGAAGTCTGCCGTCATTGGCTGATTGGTACCGCCCCGATGGGGGACGTCAATACGCTGGTACAGTGCCTGTCTGAGAAAGATGCCGCGGCGTTTGGCAGCCAGCTCACCGGCTTTACCATTCCACAGGCACTGGATGCGATCTACGACCATGGCGCAGGCACCGTTCTGGTCATTAACGTGCTTGATCCGTCTGCTCATAAAACCGCTGTGGCCGATGAAGATGTAACGTTCGACAAGGCGACGGGCAAAGCGAAGCTGGCTAATCCGGTGGTCGCGCAGCTGGTACTGAAACCGGACAGCGATGGCCAGCCTTATGTGGAAGGTCAGGACTACTCGCTTGATGCACAGACCGGGGTGATTACCAACCTCGGTAAGAGCATTACCGCAGATGCAACGGTGAAGGCCAGCTATAACTATGCTGACCCGACCAAAGTCACCCCGGCTGATATCATCGGTGCCGTTAATGCGGCGGGCAACCGTACCGGCATGAAGCTGCTTAACGACAGCTTCAACCTGTTTGGCTACTTCGCAAAAATCCTGATTGCCCCGGTCTTCTGCACCCAGAACAGCGTCTCGGTTGAGCTTATCGCCATGGCTGAGAAGCTGGGCGCGGTGACCTACATCGACGCGCCGATTGGTACCACTTTTGCTCAGGCTCTGGCGGGGCGTGGCCCGGAAGGCACCATTAACTTCAACACCAGCTCCGACCGCGTCCGTCTGTGCTACCCGCACGTCAAGGTGTACGACGCGGCCACCAACAGCGAACGGCTGGAGCCGCTGAGCCAGCGTGCTGCAGGTCTGCGTGCAAAGGTCGACCTGGACAAGGGCTACTGGTGGTCGTCCTCCAACCAGGAGGTTCTGGGTATCACCGGCGTGGAGCGCCAGCTGTCGGCAATGATTGACGACCCGCAGAGTGAGGTGAACCTGCTCAACGAACAGGGCATCACCACGGTCTTCAGCAGCTACGGCAGCGGCCTGCGTCTGTGGGGCAACCGTATGGCGGCATGGCCAACGGTCACCCATATGCGCAACTTTGAGAACGTTCGCCGCACCGGTGATGTGATCAACGAGTCCCTGCGTTATTTCAGCCAGCAGTACATCGACATGCCGATCACCCAGGCGCTGATTGATGCGCTGACAGAGTCGGTCAACGCCTACGGTCGCAAGCTGATTGGCGACGGTGCGCTGCTGGGCTTCAGCTGCTGGTTTGATCCGGCCCGCAACGAAGAGACGGAGCTGGCCGCCGGTCACCTGTTGCTGAGCTACAAATACACGCCGCCACCACCGCTGGAGCGACTGACGTTTGAGACCGAGATCACCTCGGAATATCTGTTAACCCTGAAGGGGAATCGCTGATGGCAAAGATTGAGATCAACCGCATCACGAATGCCAACATCTACCTGGATGGCGCTAACCTGCTGGGCCGGGCCGAGGAGGTCAAACTGCCTGACGTCTCCATGACCATGCAGGAGCATAAGGCGCTTGATGGTGGGCAAGGTGGAACTCCCGGCAGGCTTCGACAAGCTGGAGGGTGAGATCAAGTGGAACAGCTTTTACCGCGATGCGATGCTGTCTGCCGCGAACCCGTATAAGTCGCTGGCGCTGCAGTGCCGTTCCAGCGTCCAGCGTTACAGTTCGCAGGGGCTGATTGACGAAATTCCGCTGGTCACCTTCCTGACAATCATGTTCAAGAAGAACCCGCTGGGGACGTTCAAACAGCACGAGAATGCCGAGTTCTCCAGTAGCTTCACCTGCACGTACATCAAGCAGGTACTGGATGGTGAAGAGCTGCTGGAGCTGGACTATCTGGCCAACATCTTCCGCGTCGGCGGCGTTGACCAGTTGACTGACTACCGCATCAATATCGGGGGCTGACGGTGACCGTCGAGATTGAAGATAAAGGCGGGAACTGTGGTTCGATTGGCATGGGAAATGGTACGTGGTTTACCATCCTTGATATTCCGGGGGTGGAAAACCTTTTTAATACCCAGAAAACCAATGACCCGATTGACTGCACACGCTCTAAAGCACGAAAGCTCGCTGACCTGATTGAGGCATGGGAGCCACCTGACCACTGGTTCACCGGCATCGGCAAAGCCGAAGGAAAGGCGCTTCTCATCGCCTTCCTGCGTAACTGCAAAGGCTTTCGCACTCGCTGACATCACAGGGGCTTCGGCCCCTTTTTCTTTAATTTCCTTTAATAACCACCGCCTTCCCACTCAGACATACTGCCCTGAAACCATACAGGAGCATGACCATGTCACAGACCAACACCGAAGCCGAAATCTTCCCCCTGCAGTTCCCTTTCACCACAGCGGCAGGTGATTCCATTTCTCAGCTCGCGCTTAAGCGCCTGACGGTTAAAGACCTCAAGCAGGTCAAGAAAACCCATAAGGACCCGGCTGACTGGGATGAACCGCTGATTGCCCGTAGTACAGGCCTGCTCCCGGAAGACCTGGACAATATGGACCTGGCTGATTATCTGGAGCTGCAGACCCGATTTCAGAAAATCACAGGGCTGGGCAAGAAACCCGAAGACGATGACAAAGGCACAGGGGCTACTGGCGAGGTGGTTCCGGTTCCAGCGGGGGAAATTGACGCTCTCGATATTGACGATCTGGAAATGTGGCTGGAGCAGGCTGAAGAGCAAATCAAAAGCGAGTACGGCGACAGAGACTGACCATTTTGATTAAGTATGACAGCAGCCGGATAGCGGCTGCTTCCTCCTTCCAGTATCCCTTCAGCACTTTCCTGACCTTTCTTCTTTTATATACCGACCCGGAGGATATCCATCGTGGCCAGTAACTTTTCCGTCGGCGTTGTTATTGGTGGCATGATTGGCAGCACCTTCCGTTCTGCGATGAGCGGTACCCGACGCGCCCTTGATTCCCTCAATGACACTTCCCGCCGTCTGCAGGAACGCCAGGACAATCTGACCCAGAAAATTGCCCGCTATGGCCACCTTGGCACCTCCTCCATGCAGAATCTGAACAATGCTCTGCTGAGGGTGGGCCGGACTATGGAGCAGGTTGAGCGGCAGCAACGCCGTTTGTCGGCAGCCTCTGCCACCAGTGATGCGCTGAAAGCCAACCGCAGGGACCTGTATTCTCAGGGGCTGAAACCGCCGGTATTGCGATGATGCTAGGTGCCCCGGTTCTAAAATCCGTCAAGCAATATGCTTCTTTTGAATCTCAGCTCCGAGATATCGGTGTTACTGGTGATTTGAATAAATCACAAGAGCTACAGATTGGTAATATTATTCGGCAAAAGGCTCTGGAAACTAACCAGTATCAGGAAACATTAATGGAGGGGATTGTACCCTCGTTGCTGCAGGGCAGGAACCATTAAAAGCTGCCGGGAAAAGCGGTCTGCTAGGAAAAACAGCGACAGCGTCTGGAGCAGACATTAACGATTTAGCCAAAATGAGCCTTGCTTTTGAGTCGCTTCGTATTACGGATAATCAAGAGTTAGAAAAAGCATTTAACCGCGCGGTATTTGGCGGGAAAGCCGGTCGATTTGAATTAAAAGATATGGCGCAATATTTACCTGAAATGGCCCAGCAATTCGCCGGAAAAGGTATTTTTGGACAAGAAGCCTTATCTCAAATTATCGCAAGTCTTGAGGTTGGTCGCGAGGGGGCCGGTTCTGAAGGGGAAGCTGCGACCAACATGCGGAACTGGTTAGCATCTATGGGACGAGGCGATATTGCCAAGCGCTATGCAAATGCTGGCCTTGATTACCAGGATTCAATGAGCCACTACGTCTCTGCTGGCAAGTCGCAATATGAAGCATCCATTCTTATCGCAGATCGTTTTATTAAAAGTAAAGGGAAAGAGTTCTTATCTCAGTGGGAGAAAGCTGGAGCAAGAGGAGACCGGGAAGCGCAGCAAACATTAATGGAATCCTTTGGACTTTCTTCAATATTTACAGATGTCCAAACAGTGAACCATCTTTTAGCCATGAGGCAACGCTGGGGGATTACCAGAAAATAAAAGAGGATATGAATGGTCCAACAGCGCAGAACTCTATAAATACTGATTTCGAGAAAAAAAATGACACACTAGAGGCTCGATGGCGTAGAACGCAGATCGGTTTTAACGAGTCGGCTATCAGTATTGGCGAGTCTCTGCGTCCTGCGTTGATCCAGTTAGGAGAAACGTTCATCCCCCTGATAAACAGCGTTGGTAAATGGATTGCGGCGCATCCACAGCTGGTCAGCGGCACTATCAAAGTCGTCGGTGCATTACTTGCTTTTAAGATGGCCACTATCGGTCTCAAGCTGGGGCTGAATCTGCTGTTCTCTCCTTTCACCAGTGTCTGGAAAAACATCATTTTATTGCGAACCAACTGGCTTCGTCTGACGCTTGCACTGGGTGAAGGCGGTAAACTCCGCTGGCTGGTGACCGGCTTCAGCGCTGTCGCCAGAGGTGCCAGAACTCTGGGGGGCGTGCTGTCAGGTGGGCTGGTTCGCGGCATTATGATCGCCGGACGTGCCGTTCTCTGGATTGGCAGGGCGCTGCTGATGAATCCCATTGGTCTTGCCATCACCGCCGTCGCGGCGGCGGCTTATCTTATTTATCGTAACTGGGGGGCTGTCAGCAGTTGGTTCAAACAGCGCTGGGCTGACATTAAAGAGGCTTTTAACGGCGGTATCGTGGGGATTGGTAAGCTGCTGATTAACTGGTCGCCGGTTGGTCTGCTCTATAAAGCCTTTGCGGCTGCGCTGAAATATCTCGGCGTTGATCTGCCCGCGAAGTTCACTGACTTCGGTGGCCATCTTATCGACGGGCTGATAAACGGCATCAAAAACAAATGGGAGTCGCTCAAAACCACCGTCACAGATATGGGCGACAGTGTCGGCGGCTGGTTCAAGGAAAAGCTGGGCATCCATTCGCCGAGCCGCGTGTTTATGGGCTTTGGTGACAATATCGTGCAGGGTGCCGCTATTGGCCTGCAGCGCACCACTCCGCTTGCGGCGCTGGCCGGACAGAAGCTGGCAGAAGAGATGACGCCTGACGTTCCCCGTATCCCGTCGCCGGAAATCATGGCTGCGGGATATTCGGGCCGTGGCGCAGCTGCTTCTGGTGGCGGAACATCTGGCGGTATTCAGGTCAGCTTTAACCCTCAGTTTTTCCTCAATGGCAAAGAAACCTCAGCGCCTGCCGGGCTGACCGGCGCACTGAATATGAGCCTGCATGAACTGGAGAAAATGCTGGAGCGTCTGCTGGCTCAGAAACAACGTCGGGGGTACGAATAATGTTTGCGGTACTGGGTGATATTGAGTTTGAACTGATTACTTACTGGGACGGTTTCGAGGCAACGTTCGGCGTCGATTATGCCGAACATGCCCGCATAGAGGGTAAGCCCGGCCTGCAGTTCGTCGGCGACAAGCTGGACGAAATCCAGATAAGCCTGGTCTTCCATCAGCATTATTGTGTGCCCGACGTGGAGCTGGCGAGACTGAGAACGGCCATGAAGGCCCATCAGGCGCTGGCACTGGTTTTCGGCAATGGTGACTATCGCGGCTGGTTTGTGATTACCGACGTGACCGCGACCAGCGAGCAGACCGACAGCACCGGCAACGTGCTGGCCGTCAATGCCACTGCATCGCTGCGGGAGTATATCGGCGACCCGAAGAACCCGCTGCAGCCACCTGCAATACGCACGCAGGTTCCCGGCGTCGGAGCGGTCTCCGGTGCCGTTCCTTCACCTTCCGGGGTGGCGCAGTACGTTCGCGACGGCGTCAATTATGCCAAACAGGCGCAGTCCGTTCTCCAGACCACCATCAGCGCCGTTCGGGTCGCGCAGAAGATGAAGGATAACCCAGCCGTTGCGCTGACCCGCGTGCCAGGTCTGATGAGTGGTCTGGGCAACGTGTCCGGGGCGCTAGGTCAAAGCGTTCCGGCATTTAATGCGCTCTCCGAATCCATGCCCGAAGCCATCAGTCTGGCCAGAGCACCAGTGATGCGGCCACGTATGTGCAGCAGGCGCAGTCTTCGCTGAGCGGTGTTGACGGTAGCAATATCGCAGCATCGCTGGATGCCGTCTCTGGTCAGCTGAATTCAGCCAGCACCACCTTCACCCGCATGTCGCCGGGGTTAAGCACCATGGCAGCCAGAATACTGGCGAGGAGTGTGTGATGTTTCTTGAACATGTCACCCGTGACGGAGAACGCTGGGACTCTCTCGCATGGCAGTACTATGGCGACCCGCTGGGCTATCCCCGGATAATTGCCGTCAATCCGCACGTGGCCATTACGCCGGTGCTGCCCTCCGGGTTGTTGTTACTGATTCCGGTTATCGAGGCTGAAGAAGCCAGTACAGAAGAGGATATTGCCCCATGGCTGAGATGAACAGCACTGCACAGGCCGCATCAGCGTTAACCGGCGTCAGCGATGTTCTGAGTCCGGTATTTACTCTGTGGTATCTCCAGAAGAACATCACCACCGATATCGCCCCCTATGTCACCCGCGTGACCTACAGCGATAACATCAAAAGCGAGTCCGATACCATTGAGGTGGAGCTGGACGACACCGACGGTCGCTGGCTGGATAAGTGGTATCCGGGCAAGGGCGACACGCTGACGCTGAAAATGGGTTATCAGGGCGAGAAGCTGCTGTCCTGCGGTACGTTCTCGATAGACGAGATCGAGGTGAGTTCGCCCGCGTCTGTTGTCGCTATCCGGGGCGTGGCCACGTCGGTCAACAACGCCCTGCGGACAAAATCCAGCCGTGGTTTCGAGAGCACCACGCTGGCGGCCATCGCCGGGCGGATTGCCAAAAAGCATCAGCTGAAGCTGGTTGGCAGTATTGAGTCCATCAAAATTGACCGGGTGACCCAGTACGCTGAAACGGACGTGGCTTCCTGCGTCGGCTGGCCAGCGAGTATGGTTATGCCGTAAAAGTTGTCAGCGACCAGCTGATTTTCTCTCATCTGCCACGCTGCGCGGTCAGGAGCCGGTAAAACAGTTGAAGCCACAGGATGTGGCCAGTTTTTCCCTGCGTGACACCATCAACCGCGTCTACAAATCCGCAAAGGTAAAACACCAGAAGAGTAGCGATAAAAAGCTGATCGTCTACGAAGCTGATGGCGGCACCAGCGAAAGCGACAAACAAACCAAAGGCGGTAAGGTCACCAGTGCCGACTCACTGAAGGTCAACAGCCGCGTCAGTGACCCGGACAGCGCCCGGATTAAAGCAGATTCGGCGCTGGCCAGACATAACGAATACCAGCAGAACGGCTCCCTGACGCTGATGGGGACGCCCCAGTTGACTGCAGGCAACAAAATTGAACTGGTGGGCTTTGGTCAGTTATCCGGGCCATGGCTGATAACCACTGCCCGCCATGCATTTGACCGTAACAGCGGCTACATCACCGAACTGGAGGTGGCACGAGGGCCGGTCACGCAGGGCAAGGCGAAGAAAGGTAAAAAGACCGGCAAAACCCAGACGCTGACCGTCTATAAACCGGACGGCAGCACCTCCACGGTAATAAAGGAGAAGAAATAATGGCAGGTGTCACCCGTCAGGTCGGTACAGTCAGCGCCGTCGATGCCGACAAGGTTCAGGCCCGAGTTCGTTTGCCGGAATGCGATAACCTGCGCACTAACTGGCTTAACGTGCTGCAGCGCAATACCCAGGATAACAAGGATTACTGGCTCCCTGACGTGGGGGAGCAGGTTGAGGTGCTGCTCGATGCCAACGGCGAGGATGGTGTCATTCTGGGCGCGGTGTACTCAGACGTCGATAAACCACCGTTCAGCGACAAAAATGTCCGGGGCACAAAATACGCTGATGGTGCTGAGTTCAGCTATAACCGCGCGACCCATACGCTGACGGTTAAAGGCGGTATCGAGCATGTGGTGATCGAGGTTGCGGTGGGTATCAGCTGAAGGGGAAAACTATTGATTTGACCGCTGACACCACCACGGTGAACGGCGACCTTAAAATCAACGGCAATGCCCACTCGACAGGCAGCATGCTCTCTGACGGCCAGAACTCCAATCATCACTCCCACTGACCTTCTTAAACGCCTTTAATATCGGCGTTCCCGCACAGGGGCAATACTGCCCCCATGAAAACAACCTCAGTATTCTGGCAACCGGCTCTGCAGGCCCCCGGCGAAATCGTCCGGGGGCTGGATGATATCTGGCAGGCCATTCAAATCATCCTGCGTACTCCTCGCGGCAGCGACCCGCATCGCCCGGAGTTCGGCAGCAATCTGCACCTTTATATCGACTGGCCTATTGACCGGGCCATTCCGCATGTGGTGCGCGAATCCGTCGATGCCATTCGCCGCTGGGAGCCTCGCTGCCAGCTTATGTCGGTTAAACCCGCCGTCGACGGCGAACATCTTTCGCTCCGGGTGAGCTGGAAAGGCTCTGACGGACAGCCCCGGACTCAGGAGCTTTTATGGCGCTGACAGAACCCGATTTTATTGAACGCGATGCCGACAAAATCACGGCTGAAATGATTGCTCAGTACGAAGCCGCGACAGGCAAGACGCTGTACCCCGCCCAGCTGAGCGCCTGTTGATTGACCTGTGGGCATACCGCGAAATGCTGGTCAGGGTGGCGGCGCAGGAAGCGGCCAAACAGAATCTGGTCGCCTTTGCCCGTGAGCCGATGATTGATTATCTCGGTGAACTGGTCGGTGTATACCGTCTTGCCGCGCAGCCTGCCACCACCACGCTCCAGTTCTCCGTGGATGAGGCACTGGCCATTGATGTGCTGATTCCGGCAGGAACCCGCGTCAGCGCTTCCGACAGCATTATTTTTGCCACCGATACGGACGTGGTACTGAAAGCCGGATTGCTGCTGGTCAATGCCACGGCCACCTGTACCGAGCCGGGAGCCGCTGGCAACGGCTGGCAGCCTGCGCAGGTCAGTCAGTTGCTCGATGAGATTGATAACGTCGACCTGCAGGTGACTAATCTGGCGGCCAGTTCCGGTGGTTCAGAGCAGGAAGACAATGACAGGCTCCGCGAGCGTATCAAACTGGCCCCGGAGTCATTCACCAACGCCGGAAGCCGTATGGCATACCGCTTTCATGCCATGCAAGCCCATCCCAACATCGTCGACGTCGCTGTGCTCTCCCCGGTTCCCGGCACTGTAGAACTGTATCCGCTGCTCAGTACCGGCCTGCCGGACGACAGCATCCTTACGCTGGTAGAGAGTTTCTGCTCGGACGAAAAAGTCAGGCCGCTCACTGATACCGTGCGGGCTAAAACACCTGTGCAGGTGGATTACGCCATTGAAGCCAACATCACTATCTATCGTGACCAGGATGCCAACTCGATAAAGGACAACGCCAATAGCGCCATACAGAACTGGGTAGCGTCCCGTACCGCCACGCTGGGGCGCGATATTGTCCCCAGTCAGATTATCAGCGTGCTGTCCGTTGCCGGAGTGTATCAGGTCGAACTGGTGACACCGGTGCTGAAAGTGGTGGCAGAAAATGAATGGGCAAACTGTACGGCGATCACTCTCAATATGACCGGAGTATCCGATGGCTGAGCCGCTACAACTTCCGCCACCGCTTGAGGGTGATATCAGCCTCAGAACGCTGGGAAGACTGGCCGGGCGGCTGGATAACATCGACCTGAGCGTACTGATGGTCTATCTCGTCGATATTGTCGACAGTTCCGCGCTGCCATGGCTGGGCGAGCAGTTCTCACTGTTCGGCGATGGCTGGGAGCTGGCGGAGTCGGACGATGTACGCCGCATGCTTATCAAATCCGCTATCGAGCTGCACCGCTACAAAGGGACGCCGTGTCAATCCGGGAAATCATCCGCCGTTTCGGCTTCGGCGAAGTGGATCTGATTGAAGGCACTGGCCAGATCGGCTACGACGGCAAACACACTTACAACGGGCTTTTTGTCCACGGCGATGTGGAAGCCTGGGCGGTCTATCGCGTCATCCTTCAACAGCCCATCACTAACGATCAGGCAGCACTTTTACGTCAGACGCTCGCTGCTTTTGCTCCGGCCCGCTGCCATCTGGCGAGCCTGGAGTATCAGTCTGTCGCCATTCGCTACAACAACACCGTCAACTATGACGGTAGCTATAACCACGGGAGCAGTTAATTATGGCAAACCTACCTGAAACCCCACAGTGGGAAGAAGGCATCTACAGATTGAGGTCTCTGACCCCGTTCTGGGCGGGCCTGACGGAATTTCTAACCGTCAGGCTAAACAACTGGCCAGCCGCACGTCATACCTCAGACAGAAGGTCGAAAAAAAGCGGAACAGACCTGGCTGCACATATCGCGGCAGCTGACCCGCATACCCAGTACGCGCCGAAAGCCAGCCCGACATTCACCGGCACGCCAACAGCGCCCACGCCTGCGAATAGCGATAACAGCAAGAAGCTGGCGACGACAGAGTTTGTAGCCAAAGCACTTGCGGCGCTTGCAGGCAGCGCCCCTGAGACGCTGGATACGCTTAAAGAGCTGGCGGATGCCTCGGTAACGATCCGAATTTTGCGACCACGGTGCTTAACAAACTGGCGGAGAAGCTGGCCAAAGACCAGAACGGCGCAGATATTCCTGACCCGGCGCTCTTTGT